GGTATCGGGAGCAACTGAGTCAGTGACTGAGACTATGCAAACCGCTGTCGATATTGTATTACGAGGTATACAGGATCCGAGTTTCGACCCCCTTGGGCCTGAAGCGATTCAAGAATTTAAAGAGGCGGCAGTTGCCGGAGGGGTAACCGGAGGATCCCTTGGTGCCATTAGCGGCGGCGTGGGTTCGTTAGGCGGAGAGCCCGGCCCAGGGACGGCGCCACCGAGACCAGGTGAGGAGCCGCCCGCTCCGGCACCTCCGAGTGACGGAGGTAATCCAGATATAGATTTCCGTGACAATATGCTCAGTAGCATAGCTGATAACATCCGATCGAATAACTCAGCGGCTGCTAGAGAGGCGTACGACACGTTACGTTCAGTCGACCCTAGTATACACGCGGACTTAGATCAATGGTTTGACGTCAGTGGAGCTGATATTAAGTGGAAACCCGGAGGAAAAGAGTCTTACGAGGCTTATCAAGGACAGAGTACTACAGGTCAAGGTTCAGTAGACGGTGCAGATCAAGGACAGAGTACTACAGGTCAAGGTTCAGTAGGTAATTTCAATTTTAATAGCGATGATGGGGTGCCGAACGAAACCCACACCCCAACTGAAACAGTTGATAACGAAATTATAGCTAACGAAGACGGCGCATCTGACGGTGATGGGATCCCCTTCAACACCATGAGTGGGCCTATTGATTTCAGTGGGGTGCCAGATGGTGGCGACGATCAGCTTGTGCACGAGGCTAAAGAGGCGTTCGAGAAGGAGCAAGGGCGGGATACAGAGGAAGAGGACGATACCCCCGTAAACGTACGGCACGGCAGTGGCGAAAACGCTATCCTCAGTAATTTGGCACCCAGAGCTTTTACGTATGAAGGGCGTGAATACAAGTCTGTGGAGCACGCTTACCAGACGTTAAAGAGCGGTAAGTTTGACGAGGCCACATTTAAAGACAAAGAGTGGGAAGAGAAGGATAAGGTTAGGGGCCGTAAAAAGGCGAACCAAGCCACTAATAGGGATCTGATGAAGACCTTAATGAAGGCGTCATTCGAGGCTAACCCTGAAGCCAAAGCAGCCTTACTAGCTACAGGTAAGTCTAAACTAACTCATACAGGTGGCAAGGCAGATTATTGGACTAATGAATTCCCTGCGATATTAACTGAAATAAGATCTGAGTATGGGGGTATACCGCAGGATAAGTCCAGGGCTAAAGACACTGGTGACTACAGTGAAACCGTAAAGAAACTACAAGAGGTAACTACTAAGTGGTTCAGTAGCATAGGGAGGGAGAAGGACGCTCCTACTATAGTGAGCGATCCTAACCTAAACAATCAGGGTGAGTTTAACCCAGGACGGAGGCAAATAAAGCTCTCGGATTCGGAGCTTCGTAAAATACAAAGTACGGATAGTACGCCTTTAGAACGCGCTCAAGCCATGGACGTGTTTGCACACGAAGTAGGGCACGCCTTGTCCCATGCGCTGAGGTTAGATTCAGAGCATACCCTCGTTGATGAAGGCAAATGGAAGCAGTTACCTAAGAACGCGGGTTATACTAGCGAAGAACTTAAGAACTTAAAACAGGACTTTAAAAAGTGGAAAGATTCAGCTGATGCGGCGCAAGATTCAGCTGATGCGGCGCAAGATTCAGCTGATGCGGCGCAAGATTCAGCTGATGCGGCGCAAGCTTACGATAATCGACGTAGCCCTATAGGTCAGACTAGAGCGGATGCTTCCTTAGCGGAGGACCCGAGTAAAACTAAGATGGATGAATGGTTCGCTGATCAAGTAGGCCATTATTTGCTAACTGGCAAGCATGGACTAGACCTTAGCGCTGAATCTAAAGGGGTCATAGAGCGTATCGCGGACTCCATAATAGAGTTCTATAATAATCTTATGAGGGAGCTAGGGGTAGCGGATAAAGAAGTCGCCCCATCGGTTGCGGCCTTAATAGAAAGACAGTTCGCAGAAGCTAAAGCTAAGCCTGAGTATCCTCCAGTCACTACAGGTCATAATAGTGTTACTACTATTATATCTGGTGGGCAGACCGGTGGTGATATTGCAGGTATAAGGGCGGGTCAGCAGCTTAAGCGCGAGGGATGGGACATAGAACTAGGCGGAGTAGTGCCGAAGGGGTATAGAACCGAGGATGGATCTGTAGCTAAAGTGGACCAACACATATTTACCGAGGATGAATCTGATAAGTACCCTCCTAGAACTAAGAGAAACGTGCTGAAAGCGGGCGCGACTATCGCTTTTAATCGCGTAGAGTCGATTGGTACGATCTCTACTATTGATATAGCGAAACGGCACGGGATGCCACACCACGTTATCATGTTAGAGGGCTTAGTACCTGCTTATAAAGAGAAAGGGAAGGAATGGGAAGAGTATGTCGCAGGGTTTGCCGAATTTTTAGCGACTAACGAGAACGTTCATTCACTTAATATCGCTGGTATTAGAGGACGCGACTTCGGGAAAGTGGGCGCGGATAGTCAAGCCGAGCTGGAAAAGATCATACAAGAGTTCCTCGTCGAAGGGCTTAAGAAAGGGGAAAAGACGCCTAGTAAGACTAAACCGAAAAGGGAAGTGGAGGCTACTACAGGTAAGTCGCGAAGTTATGGTGATGCGGTTGACCGTACTGTGAAGTTTTTAAACCACTACGGGTTTGAGGTTAGCTATGCGGAGCGGTTACTTGTAAATATGGCTCACAAGGAGATAGAGGCTGACCTTAGAGACCCGGTTCAACTAGCGAAGGCTCTAGCTGAACCACTAGCCACCATGATGAGTAGGTCGCATGAATTTACTGCGGTTCGCCGTGCTATAACTGAAACCGAGCAGTTCAAGAAAGAGGTGGCCGCATTGTTAGAATCCAATACTGATTCTAATGCAAAGAGGGCGGAAGATAAAGCACAGCGCACGGTTACTAAGGAGGTTTTCCAGCGTTTACTGGAAGACGGCATTAGCGATAAGCTATCTAAAGACTACAACATTACCGCGACGTTAAAAGCCAAGATACTTAAATTCATAGCTGATGTAAAAGCGTTGCTCGAAGAGTTTACAGGGAGTCCAGAGTGGCCGGAAGTAAAAGCTCAAATAAAGAATATCGTAGATAATACGTTTGAAGGGGACGATGTTAACTTCATCCGCGCGACGGAAAAAGAAGGATATGCTTTAGTAGATTTGCAGGAATCGTTTAACGGAAATAAGTTAGCGCATAGTATTATGTCTAGTATAGGTACCGATCCTAGGGCCGTACTTACTGGTAGTATAGCTTACGCACCGCAGGGTCCTATGTACCGTCCGCAAGGATCGGAGGTGCATGATCTCGACTTTATATTCGACGGTACTAGAGCCGAATCCGAATCGCTGATAAAGGGTCAGTTCGAGTCATCTGAGCTTGCTTATGACTTTACTGAAGGCGGTAAGAATACTATGACGTATATAGTCCCCCCGAAAGGGCACACTATAACGGAGATCAAGCGTAGGGTGGAGCCCACCCTACCCATAAAAGTGGGTAGAAAAGGCGACCCTAAAGCCCAGTACATTGGGCGCGGATCACCACTAGGTAACCCCTTCCCAATGAAGGGGGAAAGTCAACGTGAGGAGGTCATTGCCAAGTTTCGTGGTTGGTTGAATGACAAAATTGCCAAGCAATACCCTCCGGTTATAACGGAGTTAGAACGACTATATAATGTAGCCAAGTCTAAAGATGAACTAATTTTAGGATGCTTCTGTTCACCTAAGGCGTGTCACGGCGATTATATCAAGGAGGTATTGAACGAGTATAGTAAGACTTTAGATTGGGATAAAGTACTTAATCAGGTCACTACAGGTAAAGAAACACCTGATACCATGACTAAGGTTATGAGTTTCGAAGTCATGAAAGGCGATAAAGTAGTAGGCACCTATGACGTCAACCCTGAGGACTATACCGAAACGAAGACAGGCGTTGAAGCCGTGTTCGTTGATTTTTTCCATGATATACGTAACCCTAGATCTATAGATTTCGCGTTTAATACCGACGAAGGCAAAGTGGAGAACGTGAAATTATCACACTTCGGGAGAGGGTTCGAAGCTAAACTAGCGTTCGGGCGGCTCAAAGATATCTGGGATTACAATAGGTTTATGCCTGATAGGGCCGATGTGACCGAAGGATCCGTTGAAGCGGATATCCTTAATGCGACGCAGGGACAGGCGCATCAGAATGCGGGGTACGACGAGGACGGAGAGGTAGTTTCTGGTGATACGGATAGTCAGCAAGTTGACCCTCGTTTAGTTAATTTCCGAGTTAACGGCGAAGGGCCGGAAACTAACTGGGAGCAGTTCAGGGAAGGCGAGCCTATTATGCTGAAAACTGCTGGGTTTAAGTCAGTTAAGGGGACCAAAACCTTGCTAGACCGGGCAATCACCATCGCTAAAGTAGCTTATGGGACGGATGACTTATTATTTATCAGACGTGCGAAGGGTGCTATAGGTGAATATATAGACGTTACGGATGAGGCTAATAAGGCCAAGCCTGCCTTTGCAGACGATCCTAGGACGATTATGATAGTCCCGAATACCAGTTTATCAGATACTGTTAGATACAAGTATAAGGGTGTAGGGAACGCTAAAACATTGTCCAACATGTTTGCCAGTATGCGATACGACCAGTTCATGGAGTTATCGCAGCAAGTTACTATAGAAAAAGCAGCGGACTCAAAAACCGGATCTTCGTGGGTTGTAGCGCATCGTAACGATACCAGGGATGCGGAGATCAACGCCTCTAAGCTACTGAAGCGGTTTGAGCTCATGAAAGAGGCAGGTCGAAGTTATCGGAAAAATAAAATCATGCTCGATAAGATAGTAAACGGAGAACGCGGGGCCAAAGTAGCGTTTGATGGGTACAAGATTATGCGGCTAGGGCTGGATTTAAACGGTGTAATGGGGGTAGCGTCTGTTTCAGATAAGAAGGAAGCTCTACTAACAGGACTTACAGTATTAAGTTCTACGGATGTAGGAGGGCGGAATGAGACGGTTACGTACGATATATCAATCGACTATAGAGATAACGCGCCTGATCCAAGTAAACTTCGGTCGCAGAGGGTTTCGTTCATTGATCAGTGGGTTAAAGTAAACGATATCCCCTTAGCTTCATTGGGTGGCAGCTCGCGCCCATTCTCGCCTTTGACCGTTGAGGAGGAAGCGACGATACTTACGGACCTGTTTGTCGCTAGTTCGAAGGAGCCTATGTTCGAAAGTGGTTACATGGGAATACGTAGTGAACGGGCTACCGACGAGGTTGTGGCTAAAAGGTATTTACTAGAGGCGGAGCGGCTCTCGAGCGCATATAAGAACATAAAACTTTTAGTTAATAAGTCATTTAAGAACAAGGATGCTGTAAAAGCTAGGAAGCAGTTACTGAAGAGTGTAGAAAAACACGGTGTAGAGAAGGGCGTGCAAGAATACCTTGGTGTCGATGATTATCTTTACCTAGATGGACTTGAGATGTATTACGTTGATACGGCTGCTGATCTGTTTACTACGGCGCTAAATGAGGAGGTATCAGATAAAGCCATTAAGGGAGTCGATATACCTTATTGGTTACCTCGTTTAATAAATAAGGAGGCGTCTAAGAGCCGAGCTATAGGTAAGCGGTATTTAGCAGGTATTGATATAGACGGGCCATATGGCGAGGTGGAAGAGAGGGCTATAGAGATACTAGAAGAGGAGTTGGAGAATGGAGGGGACACCCATGATATTATGAGTAAGTTAGGATTACTTAAAATGCATAGGGAGAACGCAGACTATGAAACTAGGTTAGAGGGCGGTACTAACGATCCAGCCAGCGCTCTAGATTCAGGTTCACGCTTGACCTCAGCTAATCCGCCTCTTAAGCACCCTGATCGGGATGGTACTATACAGCGGACTGTTAAGTTTGGAGCGGACGCCGACCCCGCTAAAATAGGTAAGAGAGACCTTAACAAACTAAAGAAAACGCATGATTATACTAGCGATAAACGGGCAGTTAAGCTCGTAGACTCTTGGAAGAAACTACTAGGTATCGATACGCAAGTAGTGATGGCCGATATGGAGGGTATACTGAAGTACATAGATGAGTTAAAAGCTGAGAAAGCTAGACTCATCAAAGCCCAGAAGAAGAGGGACGCGCGGAAGGAGACGTTAGAAAAGAAGAAGCGAACGGATGAAGAACACGAAGAGTTGCGAGGGTTAAACCAGAAACTGGTAACGGAGGGTAATTTAGCTGAGTTTGATGACGCTATTAAAATGCTTAATAGTATAGTCGTCGACGGAGCGGAGGATAAAGGTATCCTCTCCTCTCGCGTCGTGTATATGGATAAATACAAGTATTCAAAGTTGCGAGTACCCGTAATTTACGTCCCCTCGGCTAAGCAGCTTAAAGCCAATAATAAAGCTAAAATAAAGGAGCTGAAAGCTCAAATCGAGCGTATAGCCGGTCAACGGGGTAAATTAAAACCAGGGGATAAGATTAAAGCCCGTAAGGACTTGCAGAATCTGGAAGCTCAGTTAGCGGGGATTAAGTCAGCGCAGATCGACGTCGATATAGTGAAAGCATTGGCTCATGAATTCGGCCACTTAGTACAACGCGTTTCGTTGGATCAGCTTTTAGGGCGGACGGATAAAGATTCGCAGGTTATACTTCGGGAGATATTCGGTGAGGTGAACTGGGCGGACGATAAAGAAGCCACCGCTGCTAGAGAGCGCTTCGCAGACATGTTTATTCACTGGGTGGACGGGCGTCCAGAGGCTAGTGACGCAGTTAATACATTCTTTAAAGGTATACTAGAAAAACTCAAGAGGTTAGTTCAGTCGCTTAAGTCGGTTATCATTAAGGTCGGAGAGCGTGGTAACCAGGAACGGAAGGTAGAACTAAAGGAGCTAGAGAAGCGTCGAGATGAGATAGTAAAAGAACACTTTGAAAAGGGGAACTTACGCGCTGCTAAGGATAAAAGGGCTGAAGAACGGGATAAATTAGCCCGCCTTATTAAGAATCATGACGAGGATATAAACGTACTGCAAGGGATACTAAGCCATATATGGAAAATAGCTGGGGTTAATGCAGATACCGAGATCGGTATAGGTAACCCTAAGTTGAGTAAGACGTTTAATAAGTTGACCCCTAACTATACGCCTGTGGCGGAAGCCGAAGGAAAAGGTAAGAAGGTAGTATTAGACTCTAGGTGGTGGGAGGAAGCGCCTAAAGATGTAGGCGTTAAAGGAAAGTACCCCGCACAAAGCGTTTACGAATGGTTAGAAGCCGGTAAACCTATGGAGGGTAGTACTAAAGTCTCGAAGGGGGACTCCCGCTTCGTACAAGGTTACTCGTTAGGCGCGGTAGCGGAGAGAATGGCGGCGGAGATAGATGCGCGAGATAGGTATAAAGGTAGATTAAGCCTACTTAACCATGAAGAGGCAATGCTCGAGAGTGAGCTTAAGGGTATTAGGGAGCGTATTAGCGATTTGAGGGCTCAGCTCAAGGTTAAGCCTAAATCTATGGACCCTCAAATTAGCTTCAACGCCTTTTTAGACGCTATGGTTAACAGGCATATAGTGGGGCATCCAGATAAATACGTGGAGGCTGCTAGGAGTCTTAGCGTTTCTACTACAATGCACCGTAGAGGGGACGTTTCGGGAGTCAAGTCAGCGCCGCAGGACTTCTTTATAGGTGAACGCGTTGTTTCTAGTGCCCGAGACTCTAGGGTAGGTAAAGCTACACTGGAGCATACTGAGAAATTGGTAGATAAGTTGAGTATGTTTGACCCATTGTATAAGTCGGTGGACAGGGTTCTTAGAGCGATGGGGTCGCCCACCGCAACAGCTATAGCTAAGAACTTCCGTGTACAAGGGCATGAAACTGGCGTCCCTACCATTCCTGAGATAATTAAAGGGTATCAGCAACGGCTTTACCTGGATATGCGGGTTCACGGCTCTAATGGGACCACTAAGGTTGGGATGATCGAGACATTGAAAAAGATTCCTGACATGCCTACATGGTTCGACAAGAAGCGGGACCCCGATAAGGCCCGTAGGACTGAGTCTAAACTTAAATCTATATCACTGCACTTGGTTAGGCACACCCCAATTTCAAGTGTACCGCGTAATATACGAGAAGAAGTTACAGCCGTTAGAACGTATTTCAAAGCTGTATATGGGAGGTATGGGCAGGATTTACGTATGGAAGGGACTAAAAATTACTTTCCATTGGTCTTAGATACTCAGGGTAAGTGGATAGCTGAGGGAGCGAAGGAGAAGATCATCGAGATCTTTCTAGCGGAGGATAGAAGGGTTAATAGTAAGCCTACTATGACCGAGGTTGAGGCTGAGCAGTTGTGGCAGGAGATTGCTAGCCACGATGGGCAAGTTGATCCGGGGGTTGACGTGGATGCGTTCGTTACGTCCTCTTTTAGAGCTAAGTATCGACGTGTATTTACCCCTGAATTAAGTAAGGCTTTAGCTGGATATTATGTAGATGACATCAATACTCTAGTAATAGGTTATACCGATGCGTTGGCTAAAAGGTTGGCTTGGCAAAGGCAGTATGGCGGGTACGCATTTGATGCCTATGGTAGACCTATCATGGAATTAGGTGTAGGTGGAGAGTTAAGGCATAGATGGCATCCTACAGCTAAGTTAGAATTTCAGCTAAATTATGCTGTGCGATCGGTAAACGATCCTTTAACGGCTAAGCAGGCTAATTGGATAAGGTTCAAAGCGTTGGAGGCTTACAAAGGGTCACTCGGGGCGGATATGAATCCGACTGTGCGGAAGGCTCAGGCGGGGGTTTTAACGGGTCTTAATACTAGCTTGTTGAGTGGGGCGTCGTTAACGTCATTACCTGATTTGGCTGGTATTTATATTAGGCTAGGGGAGACAGACGGGTTTAAACGTAGTTGGAAGGGATTGCAGGATACTATGCGGTATCTGAAGGATCCGAAATATGCGGAAGAAGCTAAGTCATACGCTAGTATGTTATTGACCATTTATGATGGGATGGTAGATCATACGTTGGCATCGTCGATGGAAATAGGCTATATGCCAACTGCTTTTAAACGTATAAATGATAAGTTCTTTAGGGCGATCGGGTTGAAGAGGTGGACGGATTTTACGAGGATTGCTGCGGTGCAAGTGGCTAAGGATGATATCCGGTACTTGGCTAAGCAGAATGATGCGAAGTCAGCTGAGAAGTTAGCGCGATTGGGGTTAACGAAGAAGCTGGTACAGGATTGGGTTGATGCAGGGTTAGATCAGAATACTATAGATTCTTCTCGAGTAGGGGATATATCGATAGAAATCCGTACTGCGATTAATCGATGGGTGGATGAGGCGATAATGCGGCCTGACGCGCAGACACGTCCTTATTATGGGTCGGATCATAGAATGGCTATGTTTTTCTATTTACGGGGGTTCATGTGGTCGTTTTATGAGACTATCTGGCATCAGACGATGGTGAATATGGGAGATGCTAAAGGGGCGGCTAAGGTATTACCGCTTATAGTCCTTGGGGCGACGGTCATGCCGTTAGCTGCTGTTGGGTATGAGTTACGTAAGCTATTATTTGGTAAGCTGCCTGCGGAAGCATTGGACTTGAAGGATACTACGAGGGATTATCACGGGTTAGATTACTTGAGTGAAGTGGCTCGGAGAGCTGGATTGTATGGACCATTGCAACTCATAGATGATGCTAATACGGATATGGAACGTGGTAACAGGGCTTTAGCTAATTTTATGGGTGTACCGTTTGGTGTGTTGGTTAAGATGTTAGATAGGCCAGAAGATGTATGGAAATTTACGCCAGTTTTAAATCAAAGTTCTACATTAAAAGCTGCTATAGGTAGTTAAAACTTGGTATAATTTATTTAGGCTATCCTTGGCGGTTTGGCCTTAGCCCTCTAATATTAGTCGCCAGGCTCTATGTTAGAGGGCTTTTATGTTTATACAATCTCTCTTAAAGGGTCGTCACCGTAAGGTAGGTAGTAATTCGTTTCTATGTTCCATTGCTCTACTGCTTTTGTATTAGACATTGTTCTAGGTGCTTTGAGTATTTTCCTGATACGGTTGTAATCCGGTATATTAGGGTTAGAAGCGATAGGTATACCTGAGCTAAACTGATACTCTAAGTGTAGAATACCTTTTGGGGTAATACTGTATAGTTTATTTACTCCTCTTTGTCCTGGTTTACTGTCTGGAGGAGCTTCTCCTAAGTCGTTTACGTATCCGTTTTTTAGCAGTTTGGCTATACTTAATTTAAATTGGTGAGGCCGTAATCGGGTGGCTTGCTTAATTTCGAATGCTGATAGAGAATCTTTTTCGTGTAAGCAGTCTAGTATGTATAAAGGGTTACTCATATGATCCCTCGCTTTCGTTGTTCTTGTTCTAAGGATTTAAGTTCTTCGGGGAATTCATTTACCGCACTTACGTACGCATTTAGTTGTTGTACTAAGTTGTCGGCGGCGACTAAGCGGTGTTGCTTGTTAGTTGATTGTAGACTACCGTAAAACCTCTCGTTAGCTTTGCGTACTTCTGCGGCTCGTATAGCAATGTTCATTGTTGCTCCATTATTTGTATTACGTCGTCAACTAGAGACTCGATCAGCGTGAATATTTCATCTCCATTCCCGTACCGCTCTAGGGGTTCCCATGTATTTTCTTCTATAAAAGTGGTTAGATCTTCTTCCGACATTTCGTGCCAGTCATCCGGCAAGTTCTCAGATAAAAAGTGTCCTGATAGGCGTTGAGTTAACTGATTTCTATCCATTGTTGCTCCATTATTTGTATTACGTCTATTGTAGATGAATCGACGTTTGGGGCTGGTCGGACAGTACTTGTACGGCTATTAAGTTCTGATCTCGTTTAGATGGTTTAAATATTTTACGAGCGCTGCGTACAGCGCTGTACAGGTTAGGTGCTGTTAAGGTGATAGTGCTACTCTTGAAATATGCTATATATTCTCGGTTCATGGCGGTTCCTTGGCGTGATAAAAATGTGATAAAACCCAGTTATTAATGGGTATAAGTTCTTGTTTTGATTTTATGGTGAGCGTAGCTCAGTTGTTAGAGTCTTTACGCTTATAGAGCATCTGTCTATATTGTGTCTATGGAATTATAAATTCGGCGATCTATACAGTACGAAGAGTGTCCTCCTATTTGGGTGTACCGTCTACCTTTTTTTAACGCGGAGTGTAGTGTATTAGCTTTTACCTTTTTGTCCAGCTTTACTTTCGTACCATATTTATCATAGAAGTGAATGCGGTAATTACCAGTTTTTATTGCTGCCATAATATTTCCTCTAGTACGGGTAGTTGTTCTTTTAGTATTGATTTTATTTCGTCTGCTATTACTCTATGCTCAAGCTGAGTTTCAGGTTCTGTACGTAAATTAATGTAGTGTATCCAAGATCGTATGTTTCCCGTCATGTATAACTTAGATAGGGTGGATTCGGGGAGTAGGAATCTGGCAGATTCTCGGGCTATACCCATGTTTATACATTCTTGGTAGTGCTTGGTTGCTAGTTCCTCTATGTCCTTAGCAGCTTCGTTAAAGTAGGATTGTGTTGCGGTATCGCAGTTACCTGTGGAACTTTGCCTATTCTTTTCGGCTTGTTTTCGTGGGTTTATAGACTCGAATGCGAGCCTTGAGTTATATCGTTGGCTAAATTCTTGGAAGCAGAATGATCTGTGCCGTAGAATTTGGCGGGCTATAGCTCTGCTTGTATCTATTTGTATAGTCATTGACGCGTGTTCGAATGGGCTCCAGTGCTTGTGCTTAAGGCAGTAGCTTAATAGTTTGGCGGTGTCGGGGTTGTTTTGGTTATCTGATGATACGCGAGCGCAGTAGGCTATTATTTGTTCGGCGTTAGGTGTTATGGATATTAACTTGGCGGTCATTTTGTCCTCTTGTTAAAGTGTATATCTAGTTGTTGGCATAGGGTATCTAGGGTGCCAGCTTTATCTGGTAGAGTTTTAACTTTGTTATATGTAGATAAGGCTTTGTCGTAATCAGCGTGGTAACTTAGGTGGAATACCTTTTTACCCTTATATAGTCTTACGCGATATCTTTTTCTAGCTTCTTCGTACCAGATGCCAGGTTTAGTTTTTTGCATTTATGACTCCGTCCATGAAGGCTTTATAGGATTTGTCGGTGGTGTAAGCCCATACCAAAATGTCTATTAAGGTTAATTTGCTCCCGAATACGAAAGGATTAGCATTTTTAGCTAGTCCGTTGGCTTCGGATGGTAACTGGTGTATGAAGGTAGCGGCTTGACATAGTTGAGCGCGTTCAATGGGTGTGCCGGATATTAGCTCAGGTACGGGGTATCGGCTATCTAGGTATAAGATGATAGTAGGGACGTTTGAAAATACGTTTTCCCTAGTAATTAGTTCTACATTTTGGTATTCCTCTGTTTTGTATTTAATGCCTTTTAATTTGATAATAGCTTCTATTATTTTAAATTTTACACAGCCATTTCCTTTTAGTCGGTACATAGTATCCCTTTTAACCAGTCGATTAAGTCTTCCTTATTTATTTTGTGCGTCTTACATTTTGCCGTTGTCCATTCTAAGTTTTCATATATCAGGCACCCTTCGGGGGAACCCACTATAACGTAAACCGTTCTGCCTTCAGCGTGCCGGTCTTTTAGCCATTTTAATTGCAGTTTGGATAGTTTTGGTTTTATTTGAGTTGGGAGTTTTCGTGGGTAATATTTATACTCGATCCAAATGTCTATCTTGGATGTAGAGTAGTACGCGTCTGCTACGCCTGAAGAAAACCTATCCGATATTTTCCAGCGGTAGATTTCCTTCGGGAGTTTGTGGTGTATCGACTGTATAAAGGCCGATTCATTCATTAGATGTCGAGCGCAGTTTGTGCTTCGGTTCTGATTTTTAGCACGTCTTCCATCCATGTGTGTTGTTTAGGGTTGGAGTACGTTAATTTAGCCCATTTCGATACTTTAGGGTCGAAATCAAGGTCGACTGCTACTTGGCAAGGTAGTAAAGATTTTGTGTTTTGTAACCCTTTTACGAAATTACGGAAGTTTGTTATAGCCCCCGGTGTTAACTTGATAAGTAGCGGTGTGGTGGAGCTATTAGGTTTTTCGTCTTTAATTAGGGCGATTAGTATTTCGTTTTTACAGGCTTTAGCGTGGTTGTTTTTGTCATTAGGGAATTTAGATCCGAATTGATTCTGTGTGCATGTGGGGCAGTCTTCGTTTTGGGGTTCATCGGAGCGTTCGGAAGGACTTAGTTCAGCTTCGGCTTTTCCTTTGGCCGAGCAGATTGGAGGCTTGATGTTAGCCTCATCAAACGCGTTAGGGAAGTAGGAATAGACGTACCGCCAATCTAGGATGATGCATCGTAGAGGGCCGTCGTTGCGTTCCCCGTCAGGCAATTCAAATAGCTTGTTCTTTGTTACTATAGTTGAGGCGTCTAAAGCGCCGGCGCTTGATTGCAGGGCGTCTCTTTGTATGTCTAATTCTTTGCGTAGTTGGTCTTGTAGGCTTATTGGTAAGGTCATGTCTATCCTTTGGATTTTTTAGTTAAAGAGATGGTGACTCTGTTAAAGGGTTTTACCCCAGGTATTTCTACACCTTGGGCGTTGAGCTCGCGGAATGAGTTAGAAGCGCATCGGCGTTCGAGCATATATAGCGCATCGTTATCCATTATGTATTTTTCGAATGCGGTCCAGTCTTGCACTACGGGTACGATTGTTGTGGCTCTTCGTGCGGTAGCGTCGTGTCCTGCGGATACTTCCATATCTTCTCCGTCCATTCGGTCTAATACTAATTCTTGAAGATCGCTGATGCGGGCATTTATGTCCTTTACTTGTTTGTTTAGGTCAAGTTTTTGGTTACGTAATGCGTACATCTCGTCGACCATTTTACCAAGACTTAATTTTGGGGCTGCTGGGGGCTGTTCGGTCATTTAATCCTCCAATAATTCTAATAAATTACTCATTTTGTCTAACTTTGTTTCTAGTTTGTTGTACGCTTTCACATCTATGGTTCCTTTGGCGGCTATTAGTAAGGTTTCAGTTTTTTGGGATTGCCCAGCTCTGTAAATACGTTTGTTGAACTGCTGATATTGTTCAGCGTTGTAAGTCGGTGAAGCCCATATAGTAGCTATGCCTTTTGTTAAGGTTAACCCGTGGGCGGCGCTAGCTGGGTGGGCGAATACCACTTGTATTAACCCTGATTGAAAATCTGATACAGCTTGATTCCGGTCGGAAACGGTTGCTGAACCATCTATGACTGCGTATTTTATTTTCCGTTTTTCAGCTAGGGCTATTAAAGCGTCGCGTTGGTGTGTCCAGTTGAAGGCTACTAGTGATTGCGAACGTTCTTCTACGAGGTCCATTATTAATTCGTAGCGTTCGCCTGCTATTTTAAATATTTGGTCGTCGCCGTATACAGAGCCGGAAGCCACTTGCATAAGCTTGGTGGCTAGGGAGGCTGCGTTCACAGCTTTTACATCGCCTTGGGTGTATTCGAGCATGCACTGGTTTTTAAGCAGCTGGTACTCTTTCATGTGTTTAGGGGTTAACTCGAATTGAATTGTACGAACTTGGTTTTCTGGGATATCTATACAATCTTCAAACTTATGCCGCAGATTTATATCGTGCATTAACCCGTATACGGCTTCTTGGATATCGTCCTTTTCAACCCACTCTGTAAATTGTCCTCTAGACATGGGTTGGTGTGTTGCGGAACGGAATTTCCAGTAACTATCGCCTAGACGGACTCCGTCATCTACGAGCTTCATTTGATGCCATAAATCTATGATGCCATTCGGGTTAGGTGTACCTGTCATGAGTACACGTTTACCGAATACGGAAGCGATTTTTGCCATAGCTCTGGAGCGTTGGCTAGTAGGTTTTTTGTATGCCGTGCTTTCGTCTATGCATAGGAATTCGAAGTCGTTTAGTAACTCGAGATTATCTACTAGCCACCTAGCGGCGTCATGGTTTATTAGTACTATCTTTGCGTTATCAGTGAAGGCTTCGCGTCTGTATTTAGGGGTAGATATACTGTAGGTTTGTTCAGGTGTGAATTTGAGTATATCTTGCGCCCAAGAGGGGTATAAAATGGATTTAGGCGCGAATATTAAAGCACGTCCTTCTACGGTTCGTAGATGTTCTAGTATGCACCTTGTTTTACCTGTTCCGGGGTCGGATGTAATGAACGCTCTGTCGTTAGATTTTAAGAAATTTATAGTCTCGGTTTGGTGCTCAAATAGTTGCATTCGTGTTCCTCTTTATCAAGTCACCCATATCGTCGTATAGTAAGGCCTTCTTATCCTCTATTAAGGCTAGTTGCGCCATGAGCTCTTCTTCTGAACGGTCGTAGGTGTGTATTACTCGGTCTTCTAGGTCTGGTTGATAGGTTCCCATCATGAAGTTGCCGTATTTAGCTAACCATTCTCCGCAGTTAAGTTTTCCGATGTCTTCATCTGCTTGTCTGCGGAATCTTTCTAGCTTTATCATGTGTTCGAAAGTTTTAACTACTTCATCGAGGGCTTTAGGACTTAGGCTCTCTATATCCGTTATTAGAAAATCTACGGGGTTACTCATCCTTCATCTCCTGCCAATGTGAGAACACGTGTGTATCTACGTCGATGTAAATGACGTTATCAACTTTCCACTGTTCGAAATTTTCACGGGTTTTTAATCTGGTTAACTCTGACTCCGTGATCGTCGTTGATCCGAAGTCAGCGAAGAAGACCTTTTCCATCGGCTTCATTTCTAATACTTCAAAATCTGTGTGCTTGCCTATTACTACTTCACCTACATCAAAGAAATAAAAGATCTCAGTATCATCGCCCTCCTCTTCAAGAATTGCCTTGCCTTCATAATTGGCGTAGGCGTATTGGTATTCTTCTGTGCCACTATTGTTCCACCTTATTTTTATCCTTACTAAATCATTCATAATGAGATCACGTACCCGACGATTAAACCCATGAGGAAGCACGCTATCCAACCGGTTATCTCGTCACTGGTTGGGCTTCCTTTACGATGCGTGTCGCACCCGTGTATAAAATCGTACTTATCTTTCATTCTGTTACTCCCCATTCACATTTGTTTAAGTTATCAGGTCCATAAGGACACCATTTGCAGTTCCATTTATTGTTGATAGGTGCGAAGTTATCGTCGTTACGCATCTTGTCTACACGTCGTTTGTAGTTCTTTTCAAATTTAGGTATTTGTTTTATTGTGTAGTCTGTTGTTTGTAGAATACCTTGATCTATATAACCGAAAGCGACGTGGAATGATTCTAGGTCTGGGTAACGTTTACTAGCTCCTATGGCATATAGTTGACCTTGAGCTATGCGCTTGATTGGGTAGTCTTTACCCGTTTTCCAGTCTATTATCTGGCAGTGGTTGCCGTCTTTAATGAATGCGTCTAATTTCATTCGGCAATCGACGTCATTGCTATCCCAGTTAGTTACTGCCCAGTTATCTGTATAGGCCCAATCTTCTTCAACTGTAGGCTTAGTCATTTTTATATTGCGGCAATAATCTTCTAACCCATTTGCTTCTGCGGTTAGTGGGGTATCGTGTAATAGGTAGTTCTCAATTATGCTGTGTATACGGTTTCCTCGAACCATTGGGTTATCCGGGTCGGGTTCGGGTTCTTTTACTTTATCTATATACTTTAACTTATACCTTTGGGGGCACCCTTCGTATAGAGTTAGGGAGCTGAAGCTCCATGGTCTTTTTTGCATTGGTGGCCTCTGCTTGCTTTAGTAGTTCGTTTAGTTGATTTTCGTGACGGGATAGAGCTTGATCCATGTGTTCTAATTGCTCTAAGACCGCTTTCATCGTATCGTTATGCGTCATTTATCTTTATTACGTTGGAAGGTTCGGGGGCGGCGGTTGCTAAGAGTCCTTCAGTCTGTCCGGTCCATGTTACTTCTATGAGCTGCTTACGTTTAGCGGAAGCTGAATCTATTACGCGTCTTTGGAAATCTAGTCCATTGTTTGCGCAGATGGACGTGAATTTGTTGATTGTTATGTTCTTTCGTGTCGAACCTGTGACCCAGGTGTAAATATATAGTAGGGTTTCTTTGGTAATTTTTGTGTTGTCGTTTTCTGACGCGTTCTCTACCCATTTCATGACTTCTTTTTGGTAGGTCAGGTATTCTGCAATATACATTGGGTCTGGTTTTTCTAAGAATTGATCTGTGAAGAAATCTAAATTGCCCGTTTTTATAGAGAAGAAAAATTCTTCGTGGGAAGTACGAGATTGCTGGATCATCTTCGCTCTGGCTTCGTTTTTTAGCGATACTTTTACGGCGCTTTTATTAACCTTGTACTGCCGTAAATAGTCAGCGAAGGCTGTGATTTCTTTCTTTAGTTCTTCTCGAAATGCGTCAGGGTCTGCTACTGGTAAAGGTAAAGTTTGGCGTGGAGCGAAATTCATACGCCTGTCTTCTTCTTCTACCTTCATACACGTTGGTCTATTCGTGACCATAACAAAGTTGGCGTAGCTTTTTCGCTTAATTGCATTCATTCTCATGGCGCGTATAGCTACTATAGGTTCTGTTATATAAGATCGAAGTCGAGCGTATTGCTGAGAGCCCTGTATATCGTTCTTTAGCTCAAATTCATCAACGACGCAGATCAGATTTTGTTCCATGAATAAGTTTTTATCTTCGGTTACCTGATCGGTGATTCCCATATGTGTGTAGTCGTAACCAAATAGTGGCTGTATTAGTATTTCATACAACGTACCTTTCCCTGTCCCTGTAGTCCCGTGTAGTACCCATGCGGTTCCTGTCTTCTTACGGAATTGGAATATATACGCTAACCAGTTTGTGAAAGCGTTGAAGCATTGTTCGTCTACTGTTAGGTGGCGTAGTAATAATTCGCAATGTTTAGGCATGGAGGTTTGCCGGTCGGAGCGAGTCATATATTCTGTAGGTTTAAAGGTGTTTACCCATTTTTGCTGCGGTCTTATTTGGTCTAAAGCGGTAGGGTTAAATTCTAAATCCCAATCAGGTATATGCTTTAGACGTTCTTCGCCGTTTGTTATCAGGAAATCGTTTACTCGGTCTTTAGATGAGGTTGAGTGCATATAGGTTACGTGGAAGTTTTCGGGGTTATATTTTACTTGCCAGTATCGATCTAAGACTGGGTCTCGAAAACCTATAGCTTTACTAATTTCTAAGTCCCCTTCGGGTGTTATGTTTAGGGCTCCCCCACCATCAACTTCTGTTAGTTTAAATTTGTTGTAGGTTTCGGGGCAGAGGTCGGATAGGAAGAAATTAGGTTCGCCCTTAAAGTTATATACTATGTTAGGGCTTTCTCTATTGAAATAATATCCCCAGCTGTCTCCACCGTTGAGGTTTAGGTATATAAAATTGTTGTCACGTTCTTCTAACCCTGTAATTTTAACTTCATTAGGGTCGATTTTGATGAGGTCGTTGGTAGGCGCGGTTTTAGGTACTAAGCCTGTGTTGTCCCGTAATTGATTTACGACATCGTGTACGTTGTATTCTTCTTTGGTGGGTTGAAAACTGTGAGTGGCGTTAGTCCGTTCTACGAGTAAAAACCGATCTTTAATTGGGTCGTGTTCTTGTATTGGAGTTGCTAGGTATATAATTTTACCGTTATCGTTTACTGTAATATCTACAGGCCACTTTAGGCTTAATTTGTTGTTACTTAGACTTAAGTAATTGTATAGATGTTTGAAGTTTATATTTTTAACGTACTGTTTGATAGCGTCAGTTTGTATAGGCTTATCCAATAGTATGAAGTAGTGTCCACGTAAACTGTTTTCGTCTTTGGATGAAGCAGAATGTTGGAAGATATAACTAGTGTCGTTAAATCCTAGTGTGTCTACTAAGTCGTTTCTATCTTTGAATGGTAAATCGTCGTGGTCGATATCGAGTATTAGTAAATATGTAGCAGTTTGTTTAGTGTGTCCGGCTCTAGATTCGTTTATTAGAGGTCTATCTAATTCACCTTTAATTAGGCAGTGTCCTTCTTCTGCGTGAATCTTGAAGACTTCAATTAGTGTGGTTAAGTTGGGTATATCATGTGTAAATGATGTTACGTTAGTTACGTTTGGGTAGGTATTACCCGTAATCAAATTCTTAGCTAACGCCTGCCCATTGGAGGCGGCGAGGAACGTAGTCTGCATATAATTCTCCTGAGGAAGTCCGGAGTTTACTCCTTTTTATTTTTGGGGCTGTTAGTAGTCTCGGATGGTGATTCCTACAGGGAATTGAGGTTTACCGTACGGAGTTAATGTAAAGTAGCGGACTGTAATGTATTTACCTATGTATTCATCAGGGTTGTCAGCTTGGTGTTTTCTATCTTCGTCAGTGCCCTTCATGCGAACGCTAAATCCGTCGCATTTAATTACGCCGTTTCCGTCTTTATCTTTATCGATACCGATTATTTTGTACTCTGCTTCCTTAAATTTTTTGTACTTAAATAAGCTAGCGCTACGTTCACCTTCCTTGTAAGCCCCATCTAACCGGAGCATTAACCCTTCGTAGCCTTGTTCAACGAATGTGTCGTGCCAGAAGTCGACTTCTGCGGCGCTGTTTATCGTTACGTAAGGGACTGGTTGTATCAGTTGGGAGTTGATGGATTTTGTTGTGCTGAGTACGTAGTTTTGGAATCTCTGTTTGTATCCGCCCGATTCCACTACATCGAATATTCGAAACTCGAGCTTAGGGGTGTCGTCATTAGGTTTTTTGCATGCGGCTACTATCTCGTTGAGGGGGCGAGCGTGCATGTATAGTTCGCCATCTAATTTTCTTCGGCATTCTTTTAGGAGCTCTTCGAGATGGGGTACTTTGTAGAATGTACCTTTACGACTTTGAAACCCTTTTCCTTGTATCCATATCGCTCGGACGCCGTCTAATTTTGGGGAAGCGTATACACCATGTTCCCATTTTACTTGGTGAGGTACTTTGACGTAATCTCTAGCGAGCATGGGTCGTGTGAAGGAGGAGTAGGCTAATTGGTTTACGTCGTCGGAGTAGCCTTCTCTATCTAGCTGTTTCTTGTATTTAGCGGTGGCTTCAGCTAAAGCCTGTTCGGGGCCTGTGGTGGCGTTAGTGCGTCCTACGTTTTTAGGTTTACAGTGTGTGGTCTTTTCAACTGTTTTACCCTCTTTTAAGCCGTGGTGTGTGGTGAAAGTAGATCCTTTAACTGTCACGTACCACTCTCGTATTTTTCCTTTAGAATCGCGTTTATACAGGGTTTTATCGATTTGCATGATGTTCCTTATGTTTAATTAAACGTATAGTTGAGTAGTTTAGAGTCGCACACTGAGGAGGTCGCTTATCCATAGTTTAAGCACAGCGTTTTACTCAGGACTACTAGATCGATACTCGGATAAAGCCGGAGTCGGTTAAGAAAAATATGAAACTTAACCAGTTGGCTAGGTTCAGAGCCGTAGTACCTCTAGTTGCCGGTGTTATTAGCCCCACCGCCGGCTGGGGTAGTTAGGGGTTAATCGAGTATTAGCAGGAATATGAGGCAGCATATTGCGTGAGCAAGGTGGCTCTCCCCAGTTTCTTGGTCTGTGCGTTCGCCACTTTGGTAGGCGGCTAGGTGGCGTAGTGCGGCGGCCAGATACCTATGCTCTCCATTCTGTACATATTTCCAGTTGTCGCGTTCGTATTTAGTTGCGCCGTAGGTTAGGACTCGCACTACGGGTTCGAAACCTTTCATCGGGAGTAGACTCCAATCCGGTTTGGATTCGTCGAATTTCATTCCTTTCGGTTGCTCTGGCTTCGGATTCTTTGGCATAGCGGTCCTGTAGATCAGTTAAAACTTTAGTTAATTGGATTAGGTACGTGTCACTCATTTAAATACTCCCGAATGATTTCATTACGTTGTTTCTAACTTTGGTTCGTACACTTTGTATTGCAGTTGAGCGTTTTCTACATATAGAAGCATTGGTAGCTGTCCACGCTAACCAAAGAAGGCTTAGTTCTATTTCTTCATTTTCTTTTGCTGAGTAGGTTTTGAAACGTTTACGTATTTCTTTTTTGGGCCAAGCTAGTATTGGCATTACTTGTACTTCATCTAATTCTTCAGGGGGTTCGAAGTAATTTAGTTTTGCTGCGATTAGGTAGTCGTTTGTGGATTTTTGTTGTAACTTATCCCACCCAGGGTGTACTAGTAACATGGGGTTGGTCGCATCTTTGAGTCGAGTGAAGGTAGGGGTGGTTGATCGGTTACCGATTATGGTTACGTTAGGGTATATGCGAGGTACTTGAAAATGGTCTCTGGCTAATCTTTTGTAGTTTTCTGCACGTTCTTCGAGTTGGGTTCGTTTAAGCTGTAGTTTACTTGATACGTTTATGAGTTTAGGTTTTTGGTCCCAATTGCGTGGTAGAGCGTGTAATTGCCCGTTTTGAGTGAGTAAGTTGTAACGGATGTTATTATCTATTTTTGTAATATCTTTGATAGGTTTAGCACCTTTTAAAGCTCGTTTACGTAGTTTGTTATCCTCTTGATTACATTTATCGCGTTCTTTAGCTAGTGAGCACAACGAGTGATCGTGGTAGGGGTGTAATTTAGGCATGTCTTTAGGGATTTCAAATCCGTCTAATATATGGTTAGGGACGCGACTCCATTTGATATTTCCTTGCTTGTATCGAATAGCCTCTATGAACCAGCTGACTTTGGTACGGATGTCATCATTTACCCATTCGTGGTTGACCTCGTCGTACCATTTTATGGCCCTATCTATAAAGCGTTGTGGGTGCATCAATCCTCCTCATTTTGGTATAAATCTATGTGTTGACCGAATGGGGCATCTAAGTTTTCTGTTCTAGCCCAGAACACAGGGTATTCAGGTTCTTGCTCTGGGAAATCCCAACTACCCATGTCAGTGAAGTATATGAGTGCGTTTATAGTCTCTTCAGGGTCATCGAGTCGTTCGAATATAGGCATGAATGCTGTTCCGCCTCTGCCTACTACTTCTAACTTAGGTAAGTCATTGGTTTCGTATTCATCGACTCTTCGTATTTTTGTGTCGCATTGTATGACTGTGACCTTGGTCAAGTTGACGGTAGATAATAAGTGGCGTAGTTCAGCCCAGAATTGCTGTAACTCTTTCATTCGTACGGAAGCGCTAGTATCTACAGCGAATACGATATGTCCTACATTAGGTTCGTGGAGTGTAGGTACGTGGATATTTCTGGTTAAGTAAATTAGATCGGGAGGAATCCATGCATAATCAGTTTTAGTTATGTTGCCAATGATATTTGCAGTTTGGGTTTTCCAATCTATGCGTGGTTTTCCTAGTCCAATTCTAGTTAAGGTTCCGCCCCCTTTGAACCCTCGTGATCTGGCGCTTTCTTTAGCTTCTTCAGTTAAAACTTCCCAGCTTTTTTCTTGGTCTGCTGTGGTTTTACCGGCGGTGTTAACCTCTACAGCGTCAAACACTTCTCCCCAAGGTTTTGTACCTTTATATTTGTATGAATCTGGTAGGAGTCTGTATATTTGTTCTGCAGGCATGTTTGCGTAATCGGAATCTATTAACCCTCCTTCGGGTAAGGTGTAACCGAAGTCATTTACTAAAGGCCAGTTAATAGCGAAGTCGCAAGCCGCGTTCCATTTGTCTTTATCTCTCTTGCCACGTCTGTAAGGGTGGAGTAGGGCGCAATGTAGAATCTCGTGGCATACTACGCCTAATGTCTCGGGTGGGGATAAGGTTTTAACCCATTCTTTATTATAAAAAAGCGTGGATCCGTCGGTCGCCATGGTGTCAGTTATTTGACTCTCTTCCATGACCATTAGTTTGAGGGTAAGAATGCCGAAGAAAGGGGATTTCCTCAGTAATGTTGTGCGTGCTTTGATTATTTGTTCGTGAGGTAGTAAGTTCATAGTTTTTCCTTGTTGGGTGAGCAGTTTAAACCTCGATGGGGGTAGACTAAGGACGTACTCAGGTCCTTAGCCAGGTGTTAGTGGGTGCCGGTTTATTTAGTGTCGGGCAAGGACTTGTTGCTCCCTACTAGATGTCCCAAGTACTATCAGCTATAAGTTGGGCATTTTTTGTAATCCAATCTTTAACTGATTTGTTTTTCTTCATACCAGTCCAGTGCCTAGAGGCGTAGGAGAGCATCATGAAAGCGTTTTCGATTGGGATTTTGTCAGCGATGATCATGAAGTTATCACCGGTAGTATCGCTTACTTGGTAACTTAAGCTAATGCATACAGCGTTCATTACACCTGGGTCTACCGGAGGTACGAATGAATGCGGTTGAGCTAGTGCTAATTTAGGGTCAGGTAAGTTAGCGCAAGTGTCACGGAAGGCCATGAATGTTGTAGCTACACCTTGACCTACTAAGCCGGCTACGCATTCTCTGATAAACCGTTCTTCAGGGTTAGTTTTTAGTACATTCGATACATATTCCCATGAGCGGTAAGTGGCGTAGGGGTCTTGTGACTTAGCTGGGTCGAATGTCATCAAGGCGTCGGGACTGAATTTGGTGTAGGCTATAACGTGTGGGTGAACTTTATTACTAGCTGCCCAGTTCCAAAATGAGTCGTTGTCTTTCTCAATTTCAAAATGCATGACTCTCGATACTACGTGCGCGTTTATATTGTGCGTGGCGGCTCTATCTTTTTTCCGGTTACCTGTGGCTACTACGAAGGAGCCTTTAGGTAACTTTATATCCCCCATAATCTTTTCGATGAGTAATTGACTAAAGCCGTTTTGAATTGCCGGAACGCATTGTGGAAATTCGTCTATTAGTACAAGTACTGGGTCATCGTCTTCTTTGGGCCAGAGTGATAGAGGTAAGAATTTAGCTACATCTTCGTGTGTGGATATTACCCCCTTAATATCTAATAAATCTACTAAAGGGGCGTGTACGTTGATCAGCCTTAAACCTGATTTTTTAGCGTAATCTCTAGCTATGGTCGTTTTTCCCATTCCGGGTGGCCCCTTTAGGAAGACGCTTAGGTCGGCTTTATGGGCTATTTTTAAGTATGTAGGTACGTCAGCGATTTGCATGATTTAATCCTTGGCGGGTTTTAGTTCGTTATTTACAGTGTCGGGTATTTTTATGATTTCCTGATCGACCATTGCTAGTATCTCAGGGTTAATAGGCAGGAATCCTCCCTCAGGGAATTGAGCTACTATGCTGTTTAGGACCTTGTTAGCCTCATCTCTGGTGAAGTTAGTCTCAAATGTTTGTTTCGCATAATGCATTACCATGTCGGGGCCCCATACATCCACTATGAGTGTGTCATTATCTGTGTATGCGGATTGTAGGTATTTAGTTAGATCGGTACACTTTGTTAGGTCTGGTGATTCAGTCATTTTTAGGTTTCCATATGGTGCCGCTCAGGTCGTGTATCGCACGTATAAGAGCGAAGCGGGTGAATGCGCCGGTACTGATATTTCTGTTACCTGCTACTTGGCGCGTTAGGTCTAGTAAAGAAGGTTCTATTTGGATTTGTAAACGATCTGTTCTTACTTCAATTTCTTCTTGGTCCAATTCTGTGTCCTCGATCATGGATGTATCACGTAGTTGTGGCAATTAGTGCATTTGGGGTCGTTGGTGTTGTCTGGAAGTACGTAAGCTTGGACGGCTTCGTCACATACGCGGCACCAGCTGTTAGGCTTTAACGTAATCGGTTTACTTTCGTCGTAGTATGTGTACAGATCAAAAGTAGTACTGTCCATTAGTTTTTCTAAGGTCGTAATTGAAAGTAGGTGCTCACGTATTATGTGACTGAGGCTGAGACCGTGTTTTTTAGCGTAGTTGTGTGCCTTAGTTAATAAATCCGATGAAATGGAAAAGCTGAATTGACTATTCATTTATTACTCCCTAGTAAGTGGTTATTGTGGGCGGTTAATTCGTTATGTATTTCGTTTATGTGAGTTTCAATTATCTTATATTCTGTGATTGGGGCTTTTTCTAACCTTATAATTAAACGTGATAGATCTGATATTAGGCGTATCGTTTGATCAGCGTAAACGGTCGTAGACTCTGGTAAAGGTAGGGTTTGGTTAGGTATAGCTTTGATAGGTGTTATTCTATCGAGATGAATCTTTTTGTATAACTCGTTGCAGTGTTCTTTGCCTTTTACGTAATGGTTTTCTTTGAATAGGCGTAGTTTTTTAACGTATTGCTCGTCTCGTTGGTAGGCGGCTCGTGTATGCCCTGTATTTAAATAGCGTTCGAACCATATTTGTAGTGTTTTGCGGGGTATACCTGTAACGGTGCCTAATTTATGGTGACGCCAATTTGCTGTGTTTCTTCGTTCTTTAGCTGTACCTTTGTGATGTCCGGCATTCTTGCCATCGAACTCGTTGTATACTTCTTGTAGGAACCAACCTACTTCCGCGCCTTCGTGAGGCTTTGGTGGGTTACTTATATCGATCCATTCCGATTCAGGTATATGGTTGCCACGGAATTGAACGCCTAGGGCTTGCTGTATGCGGTCTCGGACAATTGGGTTAACGTCTTTTGTGCAGGTTTCGTATTTCTTGAGTGTAGCTACGTTGGAGTTTATGGCGTCGGCTAGCTCCCCTCTGGTCCATAATTTTAGCTTACGGAATACCAGTAGTTCTAAGTTTTGCGTAGTATCAGCTATTTGGGCCATTTAGCTTTCCTTTTTCGTGGTTATAGCTTATCGTGAAGCATTCGTTTTTCATTTTATCGAGTGCATTTACTACTTCTAGTAAGGCGTATCTGTAACCAGCTCTGAAGATAGGGTTTTTTAGGTCGTAGTTCTTCGCGTTACTTTCGTATTCAGTTTTATCTATTTCGGTATCCATATGTTGTATCTCGCTATACAGTAGTCTAATTGTTCGATCGTTAGCCCTAGACGTTCGGCGCTTAGGACTTTGTCTCGATTTTCGTCACACATTACTGTGTGTATTTTGTTACGTATCGTGGATTCGTTATCGTTTTTGAAACTGATTGTCCACCTTATAGGTTCGGGTTCTAGTGTGTAGGGGTTCACGGTATGAATAGCCAATATAGTAAGGCTACGAATGATGCGATCATTATGGTGTCGATGGTATCTTGTTTCATATTTCCTCCATTGTGGGGTCTAATGTTATTGCTGATACTAGGTATTTATCTTTTCCTTTCCCGATTTCGCTACCGTATTTTCGTTTCTTGTAGAGTGTGGCGGCTTGTTGGGCTCGATGCTTAGTTGAGTGTGCGGTTATAAACTGTAGTTCTTCATCAGAAACTACCCATTCAACAATCCATATTATTCTTTTTTCTTGCATTATCTTTGCCTTGCTTGGGGGTGGGTGCCATGGTGCCGGCCGTGGCACGTTGGTCCTGCCGCTGCATGCGCGCACGGTCGTCCGCTTCAATTTGTTTACGTAGTTTTTTCTCTTGAAAGGTTTCGTTAGTCATTAGGTTCATTGTTTTTCGTTGATGATAATTTGAATCCTTCTTTGCTCACGGTTCCGACTATCCATCCTTCATCGATTGCTTTGCTTATAGCGGCTCGGCAACCTTCTTCGAATCCTTCCTCGTAACCTGAGTGTTTTCCTATAGCCCATATAATTACTAGGGCTATTAATACAATTAATAGGGCTATTTGCATTTCTACAGTCATGTTTTACCCCCAGTTGGTGCCACTTTGGGTGGTGAGGTGGCCGGAGGCGGTGTTCCGGGTGAGGGTAAGGGTTGCGCGTTATGGCTTTTTATGAGGTGGATTATGGAATCTCTTATGAGTGAGTTGAGCGAACGTTGTTGTTCTGCTGCAGTGTGACGCAGCTGTGTTAAGAGGGTGGGCTCTAGGCGTAAGTTTAGTCGTTCCGATCTATCTTCTGTTTCCCATAAAACTTCTTTCTTTCTTAGCTCTATGTTGCGTTGAATCTGCTTGGTGGTTTGGGTCATTTTTACTCCGTTGAGGTTAAAAATTATTATATAAGATAGGCAATTTGGGGCTGCTATTTTTGGTGCCGCTAAAATGCCACATTTTTACGTTTTGGCACCAAGAACTTAGATTTTTGGTGTTTTTTGGGCAAATCGTCCCGATCGTCCACCTTTCTGCCACCTTTCTGCCACTCTTTTTTGGGTCATAAGTCTTTGATTTACATGGGTAATATGTGCAATCGTCCCGATCGTCCCACTTATTTTAAGTATTAAAGGAGTAAAAGGTGCCTAGGCACCATGGTGCCTGTTTGGTTGTGGTGCCTAGGCACCATGGCACCATTTACCTGTGCTAACATCGAAATAAGTGGGACGATCGGGACGATTGCGTGTAACTGATTGTTTTTAAAGGCAAAAAAGCGGCTTTTTGGGTGGCAGAAAGGTGGACGATCGTCCCACTTTTGCCCTAATCGTCCCACTTTTTACGGCAAGAATTTCGTTTTCTGGGTTTTTGGTGCCAAAATGAAAATAAGTGTCATTTGAGCGGCACCAAATTGGCAGCCCCATTTAGGTTTTGGTGCCGCTTCAAATGACCAGGTTTCGGGCTGGTAATTACTTGGAGTAACAGCGGTCGTAGTCGCCCTTAGCATCTAGAGGTAGGTCGGGCGCCCAGTCGGGAGAAGCACGCATGGCGCCGAGCATGACATCGAGCGCTGCATCAGCTTCCGACTCGTGCGCTACCGCAATGATCTCATCATGCGTACTACCAACAGTCTTGATACCGTACTTTTCTATCTCTAGTAGCTGATCACTAATCGCCACCCGTGCTAGGCCCTGAACGATGTTCTCTTGCAGTCTGGCACCGTAAATATGGGATTTGGTTTTGCCGTATCCGAAAGACCATTGACCCCCTTCGTCACTAGAGTCTAAGCAGGGGTACCAGATGTGCATACCGTTAGGTAAACGTAATCGTTCTTTGTGAAATTCTATACACTTGTATGAATCGCATTTACCCTCGATCATCGCGTACATGGTTCGTATATGGTTATTAGTACGTTGCCATGACGATGCGATATAAGGGAATTTTGTTCTGTACGCTTTTATAACATCTTGAGACTCTTGATCACTCAGTAGTAAAGGTTCCATGTTGAGCGGACCTGTAGCAATATAGCCTTGGAATTTCTTCCACCCCATACCGTACCCACAGGCTAGTACCATTACTTTTCCAAGTTGTCGTCCATCTGCATTTATATCTTCAGGAGGTTTGCCGAAATAGGTAGCAGCCGTAGCTACGTATAAATCCGTCCCGTTTTTTAATAGTTCTAGAGCTTCAAGTTCGTCACTCCACCAAGCGTTTATCCTTAGTTCGATTTGAGCGCTATCAACCGCGATAATCACATGGTCTTTTGGCGCGATTATACTTTTTCTTATCTCAGATCCTCGGGGGAGGTTCTGTACATTATACCCATCCGTGCCGCTCCATCGACCGGTATGGGCCCCATAATACTTTAAGGGCATCGGTAATCGGCTATCGTCGCTACATTTAGCAACGGCTAGTAGTTTTTTAGGTCTAGTAATAGATATATTTGATTTAGCAGCTAATCTTCCAGCAAATATGTGGTAATACTGCGGTTGTTTAGCCATAGATGCCCAGAACTCAGGGTCACCTTTACTTAATGCGGTCTTTATCCATGAACCGTCGGGGTTTAACTTGGTTGGAACTTCTATACCTTTGTCTATTAACATCCGTTCGAACTTTTGGTTGCTGACTAATACACTTTCTTCAACCCCACTAGCTTCAATTAACACTTGTCGTTCGTCGATAGCGTCAATTAAGCAGGCTTCCATCCGATGTTTATCAATTTGGAGTAGAGGCTCTATACCCCAACGTTGAGTAATGTGGATTACCTCTCGTTCACGCTCAGGTATAGAACCAATTAAAAGGTCGTATAATTTCTTTGCTATGACTACGTCGTTGATAGCGTATTCAGCTAGTTCAGCACTTGATTGAGTTGCACCTTGTACTAGTGCGTTTCCTTTTTTACCTAAGTTTAATAACGTAGCTAATCTTCCTAGTCTGTGGTCTTTTACGGGAACCATTGCCCTACTTAATGCGACGGTACACGTCCACCTTTTAGCCTTAATACCATAGTGTTGAGTTAATACCATGCCGTCGAATAACATATTATGGGCAATCACTTCGCTATTCGACCAGTCGTAGTTAGGCAGTTTATCACCCTCGATGTAGTAGGGTTCTTCTTCGTTCTTTTGTATAGCTATACCTAACACTTTAAATCGTTCATCCCTTACGTATTCAATGGTAGTCATTTTAGATAAGCTAAACTGTTTATCGTAGTAAGTTTCGAAATCTATAAATATTTTGTCCATGCATAATCCTCGTAGTAATTGTATAGATTAACGTATTGGTAAATAGGGGCTGTTCACGTCCTTGTGTACCCCATTAATTACTATCAGCTCATGTCTAAGGAGTCACCATCACGCGTGTAAAAGCGCAATCCCGTTAAGTTTTTAACCGGTTCTTCACCTTCGCCCCCGATGTTTTCGGTTTTGAATATAGCGATAGAAAATTTAGTTGTACCGGTACTAAAATCTTTCACTAGAGATGGGTCATCCAATGCAACAGCACGACACTCTTTATCGAACGCATTTAGTTTTTGTACAGCTTCTTCGGCTGGTGAGAAAGGACCAATACCTTGTACTTCTACCAAGTCCATGTTTAACCGTTGTCTCGCTAAGTCTTTCATTGCTTGAGTCATCGGTGTTTCTGAAATGTAAGCTAGTTTTTTCAATTTAGTTTTCCTCTAAGTTTAAGTCCACCCCATTAAGTCCACCCGGGGTGAATAGGGCGGTCAATAAAAAACCCTCACGACTTATTAGGTCATGAGGGTCAGTTTAGTTATTAGGCTTCCATGTGTTTGAATAATGCGGCTGCTGCTATCGCGTCCTGTGCGGACCGATTAGCAAACTCTTTGCTATCGCTTTCTGCAACCTCAATGGCTTCAGTAATGGAGTGTATCGGTGCATAGCTTCGTGAGCCATCTTCACGTTCTTCTATGATCCGTGATGAAACTTCAAATTCTAATGATTTACCTCTGTTAGTTAGGTTATGGAATAAGTATCTAGCCCCTTTTTCGAAGGACTCGATATTTGCTATGAGTACGTCTTTATCGTTGGGAAGTGAGTCGCTTTCATACTCGCCCCCATCATACTGATCGGACGCTTTTTCTAGGAAATCGATATCATCTCTTATGAGATTATATAGTTCTGTGTCGCCGTCAGCTTCCGCTTCAGCCAGGTCTTTTTTCTTTTGTATTAAGGCTGAACTGCTTGTGCCGCCTTTCTTACAGGCTTCAACCGTTTCAAGCACCATACATCTAAATACAAGGTTGGTGGTAAAGCCAATGATAAAGTGACTGCTTGATTTCATGCGAGCTACAGAATTGGCCTGTTTTAGCCAGCTTTCGCCGGCTGTATCGAATGCGTCAAGAATCGCGGACACTGCCGTTGCATTTCTGTAACTTTCGCTGAAGTTTCTGGCTCTTGATACGGCTCTTTTTACTAATAAGGTTTTTAATGTATTCATTTTTTGTTTTCCTTTGCGGTTTGTTTGATTGTTTGTTATGCTCTTTTTGTGGCTACTTCTTTTTCCTCCCGTAGCAGTCTTTTGATTTTGGCACTGCATAAGCAGATACCAAGGTTTGCTCTATTGATATTCATACCCTCACGGTTTCTACCTAATTCAAGTTCCATTAGGCAGTCCGTAAGTTGGTATAAAGCGTTCGTTGCGGCTTCTAACATTACTGCTCTGTCTTTAGTTAATTTCATATGTGACCTATATCCTCGTTATCTAATTCTTTTCGCATGTACCGTCCGAACTTCTCTAGTTGTCCGACCAGTATTTGAAGTTCCTCTGCTTTTCGGACCACGTTAATACCGTTGAATACGTTGGTATTAACAGGTTCTAGGTTTGTCAAAATATCTTGCCCTCGTTTATAAACTTGGAGTTCCTGCACAATTCCTTGTAGGTGGTGAATTAAAGGCTTGCTATTTTCATCTAAGAGTAGCTCGCTTGATACTTTATGTAGTTCGCGTATCCTCATACTCAATTCTCTGTCTAGTTTTTTTAAACTACGTGAGTATCTACGCATTTCTTGGGAATATACAGCGTTTAAGTTTCCTCCAATCACTGCTATTTCGGTCTCTTTTATCACTCTTATTTCGTTCATAATTAACCTATAAAATGTAATCAATGAATATTATTGTTAGGAACGCTAACGTCCCAACAACTGTTTCAGCTATTACTAACCATGGAATTTTCATACGTACTCACTCCAGTTTTTGTAGGCAAAGTCTGCTCGCTCTAAGCACTATGTACCTAGATAGCGAGCAGACTTTGCTAAGACCTAAGTTTCTGATTTCAGCAGCCCTTTTGCCGCTGACCAGTAGTTTTTATAAAGCGCTTTCACTATGAACTCGCTTCCTACCCAAGCACCAAGTGCCCAGTACTCATTTATCTTATGTATAGCCATGTTTTTACCTTTAGTTGAGTTAAACACATACCATATAGCCGAGCACATCTCAGCTTTATTTATCGCGATGGCTTAGTTGCTTAGAGGCTTAGTGACTTAGTAGCTTAGATGCGATGAAGAGCGATAAATAAAGCTGAGATGTGCCTTGGTTAGCCCCGAGTCAAGCGTTATGTAACGTTGTTGCTGGGCTGGAGAGAAGAGAGAGAATAGCGGAGAATCCCATTATGCTTATCCAACTAGGTCAACCATGAAAAAAGGCTCTGAGTGATGTTCTCAGAGCCTTCGGATTAGTCTTTCTTCGAGCTACAGAATTCTACAGAAGTCGCTACGACCTCTGTAATCCAACGCTTTGAACCTTTTTCTTCGTAGGTTCTGGTCTCTAACCTGCCTTGCACGCAGATCTTATCGCCCTTACCAACGTAGTCCTTGCAGGCCTTAGCGAGGTTTCCCCACGCTATTATTCTATGCCACTGGGTGGATTGTACAAGCTCGCCTGATTTGCTCTTGTATTTTGAGTTTGTAGCCAACGATATCGTTACCTTCATGCTGCCGCTCTCGAACTCTTTGAACTCGGGAGAACCGCCTGTGTGACCTAGTAATGTTACTGAATTTATAGACATAATTTGCTCTCTTCTTTGGTTAATGACACTTAACATTGCCGAGCTCGAGTCAGCCCGCTCTTTGGCTGGCTCGAGCCGGTAAAACCAATATCGAGGGGGTGGGGGGCGTCGACAGCTTGGCGAACGAAGAGGGGGGACGGCGGTGTCCGCGCGGTTGGAGCATTTTTAAACTAGCAGCCCCAAGCAGCCCCACCCCTAGCAGCCCCAATTAGCGAATCTGTTAAGCTCTAGCTTCTAGAGCTTAAAGGAGATAGGATGAAGCTAAGTCCTCATTTTCACAGAGAAGAATTTAAATGCCAGGGACCCGAATGCGAAGAGACGAATGACACTCCAGTCGTAGACTACAAACTGATCGAGGTCTTAGAAGATATCAGAACATATTTTAATAAGAGCATCTTAGTCACAAGTGGCTACAGATGCCCCATACACAACGAAAATGTTGGTGGGAGGCCTAATTCTAGGCATTTATTAGGTCGCGCAGCAGACATAATCGTCCGATCGCGCTCACCGCAAGAAGTAGTTGATTACATAGAATCTAAGTACCCCGATACGTTAGGTGTAGGTTTGTACGGCACATTCACCCACATAGATAGCAGAGAGAAGCGGGGAAGATGGTAATGAATAAGTACGAAGGACTGGCAGGACAAGTGGATTCAGTCCCTATGATGCGACAGCAACGCGTCCAAGAGTCGATTGCGCGCAATAAAAAGTTGTATCCTACGCTCCAGAATATACAGGTAGAGGGGCGCTACATGGACCCCAATATAAAGCTACACGGGGGCGTCCTGGAAACGCAGCCTCCAGGAGCAAGGGACGAAGAAGGAAGGTTGATAAATGATTCGAATAATTGGATTATAAATGTCGGAGACTTCGATGACCCTCGTATAAAAGGGAATCTAGATAAAGCCGTTTTAGGTGACATGCTGCACACCATACGTGGCAACCCAGAGTGGGCGAAAATGACCAACGATGTTTATAGCCTCCGGGATGAGGAGCAAAAATACATCGATCTGGAAGCGTATAAAAGGGCGGTAAAAGAACGGTACGGTGGGGATATGGAGCGCTACCCGCTTTCACAGTTCGAAACGTACCACAGGAAAGATGCTTACCCTCGATCAGTTATCGCTCCCGATAACAATGGAGAGAACTGGACTAATCCTAAACAAAGAAAATACATAGAAAATAACATGATCCCATTCTTAAAAGGGGAGATGGTACGTAGATCAAAAGGGGAAGATGGTAATGGATGACCTTAGAATAGGGCTGAAAGGACCCGCTAGCAGAGATGACCCGACTTATAAATACATGGTAGAGATAAAAGACGTAGAACAATGGTTAGGACGGTACGATTGGTTTTTAGAATTAAGTCCTAATAGAAGAGATTGGGTAGATAGATTTGTGCGAGACGTATCACCCGAGGTGTTCGTAGGAATGAAGGACTTGCAAGCAGCTATGAGCGACAACGACTTTGGTTTAGTAGCTGAGCTAGTCGTAGCTTATGAAGATATAGATGAAGAACTAGTAGCGGAGTTAAACACGGATGACGAAGCATTTGACTAAGGACCAGATAAATTATCGGAAAATAAAAGCGGAGAAAGCGGCCAACAGGTCGGAAGAAGAAAGAAAGAAGAACGCAGGTAAGCCCGGGTACACCAAATTCGGTATTAAGAGGGCCTCAGTAGGTAATGGATTTGTTAAAATACCAGATACAGTAGAACGCGCAGAAAAGAGAACAGAGGAGTTTGTGGCGGAGAAGAAAGAAGCCCGTCGCAAGCGGTTGTTAGAGAACGACTACAGATACAGGAAGAACATGCGCAAGCTGGCCAAGAAGGCTCGTAAAGGGCTCCCGCATGGACCTGGAAGCATCGTAAAAAGGGAAGAGATGGAAGCTAAAGAAAAAGAGCAGAGAGCGAAGATTGCTAAGACCGGCGTAATGAAATCCCCAGAAGAAATACAGCAGCTATTAGTCGATTTGGAGTGCGATCCTATCGCTAGAATGGCGGCTATAGCGGAGCGGGCTGAGAATGCAGGGGAACTAACGGTCGCTTCTAATCTGTATAAAGAATTGGCGCAGTACGCAGCCCCTAAAAGGAAAGCTGCTGAACCAAAGGTTGTTAAGGATAAGAACCTACTGACGATGAGCGAGGAGGAACTAATGGAAGAAATAGCTCGCTTGGAGTCATCCGTTGGCTGAGACACTGGAACAGTTACACGAACGGATACGGGTCCTCAAGGAGCTAGAGGCCCGGAAAAAGGAATCTCAGAATACGTACGAGCCCTATGCAAGGCAGGAAGAGTTTCACAGTATAGGGATCGAGAACGCTGAGAGGTGCCTCATGGCAGGGAATCAGACAGGTAAAACATATAGCGGTGCTATGGAATGCTACTTCCACTTAAGTGGTAATTACCCTAAGTGGTGGAGAGGGCTTAAATTTGAAAAAGCTCCGGTTATATGGGTTGGTGGAGACACCGGTGAGACGATAAGGGATACGACTCAACGCCTGTTACTAGATAGACCAGGGAAGCTGCAAGAAGATAGTTACGTAGGAATCCTCCCTAAACGGATTATCGTCGGGGATCCTAAGCCAGCGCTTGGGACCCCCAATTTATTTGACCACGTCAAGGTAAGGCACATGTCGGGAGGCATCAGCTACTGCTACTTTAAAGCTTACGCTAAAGGAAGGCAGAAATGGCAGGGCGAAACGATTGATATGGTCTGGTTTGACGAAGAGCCGCCAGAAGAGTTGTATGCGGAAGGGCTAACAAGGACTAATAGAGGTCAGTTAGGTCAGCGAGCTATATTAACTTTTACTCCATTACTTGGGATGAGTAACGTAGTAGCTAAATTCCTCCAAAACCCATCTCCAGCTCAGATCGTAGTGAAAATGACGATCGATGATGTAGGGCATTACACTCAGGAAGAGCGAGAATCGATCGTAGCGTCGTACTTAGAGCATGAACGCGAGGCTAGGGCTAAAGGGATTCCAATCATGGGGTCGGGTCGGGTATTCCCGGTCACGGAGTCTTCTATTATAGAAGATCCACTACAGATGAAAGACCTGCCAGGATGGTGGAAACAGATCGCAGGGATCGACTTCGGTTGGCAACATCCCTCAGCGGCTGTATTAGTATTACATGACCCTGAACAGGATATAGTCCACATCCATGCTTGCCACCGAGCTAAGGAAGCGACGCCGATTGTGTTTGCTGGCGCTGTGAGGAATTGGGGAGACGTACCGTTCTCGTGGCCGCATGATGGGCTACAGCATGACAAGGGGTCCGGTAAGAAGTTATCGGAACAGTACAAGGATTGCGGGTTGAATATGCTACGCGATCGAGCACAGAACGAAGATAAGAGTTACGGCGTAGAAGCCGGGCTAATGGATATGTTGGATCGCATGCAAACTGGGCGATTTAAGGTCTCCAGTACCTTGACGGATTGGTGGGAAGAGTTTCGTATCTACCATCGCAAGGACGGGATAGTGGTAAAGGAAAGGGATGACCTAATGGCGGCTACGCGCTACGCGATTATGATGCTTCGATACGCGAAACCGATCGTGCCTCCGCAACAAAGATACCCAGTTACACCTAAAATTATCGCAGATACAACTATAGGCTACTAAATGCAGGAACAACCAGAACAAGATATGGAGCGTATACAGCTCTTAGGATACAGCTTAGCTAAACTGGCGGAAGAGCAGATTGGAGTACGCCGTGTAGTTGAAGACAGATGGCTCAGTGATCTGGAGCGCTATATGGGCCAGTACGACGCTGCCACAGCTTCTAGATTATCGTCCACGGGAGGGAGTAAAGCGTTCGTTAACTTAACGCGGGCGAAAACAGCGGTGGCGGAAGCGAGACTATCGGATATGCTCTTTCCGAGTGACGATAAGAACTGGGGTATTCAACCTACTCCCGTACCTGAGTTAGCTAAAATGGCACAGGATCCCAGCCAGGCGCATAGCTCCCAAGGAATCCCTGTTAGCGATGACGCGGGCAACCCTGTTAGTAATATGGATTTAGCTAACGATGCGATGGACGACGCTAACGAGCGTAGCCGCGCCATGGAGAAAGAGATTAATGACCAGCTCGTAGAGGCTAGGTATCACTCTATAATGCGCGACGTTATACACGATGGGTGCGTATTCGGTACAGGCATCATTAAAGCCCCGATTATCCTAGCCCGACAGCGTAAAAGCTGGAAGAACATGGGCGAAGGGGTTCAGGCCATGGAAATGGTCGAAGAGTTTCGTCCGGGTGTAGAAAAGATAAATGTATGGGATTTCTTCCCTGATATGGCCGCTACGCATATAGACGAGGCTAATTTTATATTCGAGCGGCGCTATATATCTAAGAAGCAGTTGATTGAACTAGCAGGTAATCCAGGGTATTTAGCTGACCAGATCAGACTGGTGATCAGAAATACACCGAAAGAGGACAGTTCTGGCTCCACACACGTATCTAGGTTAAGACAGTTATCAGGGCTCGCTACTGATTTAACGCAAGGTCGCTACGAGCTATGGGAATACCATGGCCCTTTAGATAAGGATGACTTGGCTTGTTGCGGCTATGAGATGGACGAGGACGAGGACGAGGACGAGCTATCGGTTAATGAGGCGGTCGTTACGTTCGTGAATAATATCGTTATCAAGGCTGATATCAACCCAATGGAGACGAAAGATCGGCCGTATTCGGTGTTTAACTACGAGACGGACGATACTAGTTTATTCGGGTTCGGGATTCCGCATTTAGTTAGACATGAGCAACGTATAGCGAACGCCGCATGGCGCATGGCGCTAGATAACGCGGCGCTTACGACTGGAGGGCAGATCGTACTGAATAGGGAAGTACTCATACCTGATGATGGTAACTGGTCTATTCGTCCACGTAAGACATGGCACGTAACTGATCCGACTGTAGATGTGAGATCCGCATTTCATACCCACGAGACGAGCTCACATTTAGACGAGCTCTTAGCTATATACAATATGGCGCGGAACATGGCGGATGACGTGACGACGCTTCCAATGCTAGCTCAGGGTGAGATGGGCGGCGCGCCTGATACAGCCAGCGGGATGAGCATGCTACTCAACTCATCGAACGTCGTACTTAGACGAGTTGTGAAGAGTTTCGATGATGACGTAACGGCACCACTGATAACGCGGTTCTACGACTGGAACATGCAGTTTAACCCTAAACAGAGCATTAAGGGTGACTTCGAGGTAGATGCACGGGGTAGTTCAACTTTATTGGTGAAGGAAACTCAAACGCAAGCCTTAATAACGATGATGCAGCTAGCAGAATCTCCTGTGTTTGGACCTCTCGTTAAATCAGCAGAGTTGTTCAGGAAAGTAGCTCAGGCACAGCATATTACGCCTAATGACGTGATCGTATCCGACGAGGAAATTAAGGCCATGGAAGCTCAGGCCGCACAGCAAGCGGAAGAACCGGATCCAGAGTTACTACTTAAGGAAAAAGAGATCGAGGTTAAGCTACAAATTGCGCAGATGAATGCTCAGGTAGAGATGGCAAGGATAGCGGCGCAGACGGATACAAGTATGGCCCAGGTCGAGTCTAATATGGCGAAGGCGCAGCTAGCGGAAGATAACAAAGCTAATATCCATATGTCAGAATTAGACTACGCGAAAAAGAACGAAGGTAAAGGAATATGAGCGATGGAGCATTTATAGATGAGAACTCACCTACTTGGAACGCCGTGTTCACGTACGTGAATAGGGAATTAACTAAGTTACAGTGGGCGCTTGAGAACCCTAAAACTACGTATGAAGATACGCAGTTTTACCGAGGAAAGGTTCATGCTTTAAAGAGCGTGTTGAAGTACCCAGCAGTAGAGAAAATGAATGTCGAATAGGAGAAATTGATGGACGATGAATTTGAGCAAGGATTTGCGGACGCAGTTAACGGTGAGCCTG